TGATGATCAATCATATATCCTCCTGTTGGTGATTGCGTAACTTATAGTAACGCTAGTCGGATAATATGTCAATCTACATGTAACCTCCACCACCTAAACCCGCTGTCATATAGTCCCAACCGTCATTTCCGTTGATCTTACGGCGCATCTGCTCCACTGTAAGCTGTGAGTCGGGAGAATCGAATTCACCTTGGGGGAATGCTGTATAAACACAGTAGCGAAGGGCGTCGCAAATATGGTCATTGTGCTTAATTGGTTTATCCTCTCCCCTGTCTGCAGCTTTGGGATCCCAAGCATAGGATTGTATGTGTTCGCGAATGATCTTACAGGATTTATGTATGACTAGGTTTTTTCCGCCGATGAATTTTCCGACTGTTTTAATTCCCGGCAAGACATCATTATTCGCATCAAGTACTGGAAGATCAGCTTGTCGCAATGCGATTTTGAGAGATGCAGCTGCTGGGTCAATATATATCGCATTAACAGTTTTGTAACCGATAAAATCCCTAATGTCTCTAACAAGTTCAGCGTCCGACTTAGATCTTCCTTTGACAGCAGAGTCGTAATAGTACTCAGCCTCGACTCTAATCTGAGGCCATTTGTTTGGGGTGATAGCACAGAGTACCGCCGCTGTTGCGTTTGTTGTTCCATAATCTATCCCTACAATGTAATAGCTTGGGTTAGGCATTGGGTTTTCATATTCGTTGTCATCGTCGTAATTGTCGTACACCGCTCCATGCGCCAGTGCCCAAGCTCCTTCGATGTAACGCTTATACCATAGACCGCTATAAGAGGCCTTCAGCTGTTGTTTATATGCGTCGTCGAGTGTTGGATTGTCTTCAAGAGAAAACTGCCAGGAAACAAGATCTAGCTCTTTCTTGTCGATGTACTCTTTTTTGAGCCAATGCGCTGGCCCATCAGGGTTACAGGTGGCCAAAAGCTTTGCTCCGGGTACGCGAAGACGCGATTCTAGCATTTTCCAAAAGGCATGGGGAATATTAGTAGCCTCGTCCACATATGCCAATGCCAGAGTGGATCCCTGAATTGTGCTAACAGCGGATACGTCTGGAGCTCCTACGAACCATACGATTCTACCGTACAGTTGACTTTTCTGGGTCTTCTCAGTAGGGACGGGGAAGCCAAGGCGCCCATATAGATGTGTAAGGATGTTACGCTGGATTGCCGTACGATTTACCCCAATGATCATGGCCTCGCCTGGCGGCCCATGTTTTAGGTCGTAGATGAACCTCTCTATGCTACTGAATGTCTTTCCTGATGATACTGCCCCAACCCAGATGTTAAACCTGTGGGTCGCTTCCGCAAAACTCTGGTTCTGTTTTGGGCTTGTCGTCATCATAGGAAATGCCATTTTTAGTGAGTAGGTTTTTCAGTTTCATAATTTCATGATCATAGGATATTTCATTTTGACGGGGAGATTCTCGAAGAGCACCATCCGGTTCTTTTTGATCTAGTCGAACCTTACCTAACCAAAGAAGCATATTGCTATTTCCTTTCATAGCAGACTTCATCTGGGCTTCTCTTAAAAGGGCATTACCTTTCTTGTATAAAGCTTGCGAATATGACAAATAATCTGTACCAAATTCTTGCATGAATCTGTCACGCAATGTTTGTCTTGTAACGCCCTGTGAGGCGGCAATTTCGTCTTGATTTTCAGAAGCCATCATTGCTGATTCTACTTCTTTCCAATTAATTTCTTTAGGTCCTCTTGCCATAGGTAATTTAAAAGTTGGTTTAGGTATGTGTCTGGACTATAGGATATTTATTTTATTCATGCAAGCAAAAGGAAAATCCTTGAGAGGTTTCCACTCATGTGCTATTGTGAACGGGACAAACAATGTAAAGTGTGTCGTTGAGCGTACTTAGCTTAAATGTGTTGTTTAAGTAAAGTACGCTGTTTTTTTAGGGATCGAAAATAATGATAACCCCAGCCCTTACTCATCCTATATACTCTGAGATTAAGCTAAAGCACGCAAAAGAGAAGGCGGAGATTATGCAGATTGACCATGTGATTATGAAAATTGTTAAGAGGTGGCAGAAAAGGTAATTAATTCAATCTTTAATTCCTGGCAACGTCTGATAGTTACTCTTAAGTATGTAATAATTACTTGTCAACACACCCCTAAAAACTTCATGATAAACTCCGCATCCTTATACCCGATCCTGAGCTTATACTGCAAGAAGACAGTCGATAGTGTCCCGTGGAGTGCTAAATAGGCTTTTGCTAGGGTTATGTATTTGTCCATATTATTTCTCTGTCCTTGGCTCATCCCAATAGTCTTGCGGATAGTCTATAAGGCAATAATGTGAGAATTTCTCTTCGCGCTCTAGTGCTACACGCATAATACCAGCTTGATAAGCGGGATTGTGGCACATATAGAATCTTCCCTCATCCTCATCGAATTGAGCAATACAGAAAGCCCCTTTCCATATAGCGAAGAAGGGTTTATCTTTGGGGAGTAGATGTCGGGATTGTACTTTGATCCAGTTCACGACTAAGCCTTTTTGTTTTAGGATATGTGAAAGGGATTTTTCAGAAAAGTAAAACTAGCACTTGCCTTTTGACTTCTTCATCTTAGCATGCTTAGCAAGCTTCTTGTCTTGTTTCTTGTCGGCTTTTAGAAGTGATGCCTCTTGTTTAACGATCTTCTGAGTAGACTGCTGAAGCTTTTTGATTTTTTCGTCCATGTTATTTACCAGACCTTACTTTTTCGTGTTTCATTTTCGGTTTACTCTTTCCAGCCAAATTCATTGAAATTGCGATAGCTTGCTTCTGAGGCTTACCAGCGCGCATTTCAGTGCGAATATTTTGTGATACAGCTTTCTTACTTTTTCCATGGTTGAGCGGCATTATAAGGCCTTAAGTGGTAGTGAAAGTGAAGTTGTAGGATGTATGTTAGGGCTAGTAGTGGCTGATTCAGAAACATCACTTGCATCTTGTCCTTCAGCGTGTACCATTGTTTGGGTGATTGTGCAAGAAGTAAGCCCCCACGCTAGAACAACAGCGATTACGAATACGAAGAAGACTCCGCCGTACAAGAAAACCTTCTCTTGCGTATCCTTTGACTCTGCTAGAGCGTTCACATGATCATCATCGTCGTATTCGCCCATAATTTGGCCTATTGTTAGTTATACAGGGTTATAGCGTGATGCGTGTATAACCTGCAATAAATATTTGTCATTCCCAATTCTCAACTTTCCCCAATTGGCGGAGTTTAAGGTAATTCAGGTTCATAAATTATTTCATTCGTGTGTGGATTAATAATAGCAAGAAAATCAAATTTTTGAGAACTTCTGTCTTGAGATGAGCATAGTTTGCCATTGGCTAAAAGGTAACCTGTTTTTACTTCAATACGGTAAAGTTTATGATTTTTTATCATAGCTAAGTCACACGAACAAGTTGCAGATACTGACCTAAAAACTTCGTATCCTCTTTTCAATAAGTCAACACAGACGCTTAACTCTCCTATAGCTCCCATGATTCCAGTGTTTAGTTTTAAATCTGGGTTATAGTTTGAAGGGATTTTTTTGTGTGCCTTTAACCTACAATCTTTATTGCAAAATTTTTGGGTTATAGGGCTTGCAGTCTGAAAATTTATCCCGCATCCGTCGCAAGTTCTGTCTTTTTTTTCTTTTGTTTTATAATATTTTGGACGGCAAAGAATGTGGCAATATAATTGAATAGGACGAGATTTACACTCAAACTTTTTTTTACATGTCAAACATGTGCGAGTTACCCAGTTTATTATTTGGTCTTTTGGTCTTGTCATAATTACTCCCAATCTCTTATCAAATTTCTCATTAAATGATTGTTTTTCTTAAACCACTCTGAAGTTATTATTTCTAAACGCTCGTGGGGAAAATATTTTTTTAGCCTTTTTATTTTTGTCTTGCTCTTAGGATCCATCCAGCCTTTGACCTCAACCCAGTAGTGTTTCTCGCTTGTAGGCCAAACCTTGAAGTCTGGAAGGTAGCTACGGACTCCCCGCTTTATTTCGAGGAACCAAAAGGTAAAGGGTTCGTGTTCCCAGTCGTAAATCATTCCCTGTTCTTTCTGCCACTGGAGGTATAAACAGTAGTTTGCCTCCCACTTCGATCTGAAATACAGATGACGGGACCCTATGTCCCGCCACCCGGCG